ACCATTGTCCAACCGTGTGAAGGCCCCAGAAAGACTGGGGCAGACTGCCCGAAACGCACATCTTCCAAGACAGAAACAGGACGCTCGAGTGTGCACTCATGTCCAGAAGAAGCCTGTGCCAACGAAGCAAAGTCACGCAAAACCCGAAAAGAATCACCATGGCGCAGGAAGACTAACGCATTGTCGCCGTCGACCAGAACGTCGAACGGTATATTGAAGCCCCGAAGGACATCGACAACCACCATGAGCATGATAATGGTGTTACCCATGCCCGTGTTAAAGTCTCCACTAGCGCGACCACCTTTTCGCGAGAACTTCACCCCGCTGGGCAGCTTGCCCCTAAGGGCAAGTTGCTCACGCAGCAACGACTGCAACCCCTTGTCACCGGGGAAAGCAGTCGCATACACCGCGTGTTCAGCCTCCAACTGCGCAGGGCCCACGTGAGCCTCAAACGCCGATCCATCTACTTCAAACACCATGCATGACTCCAGGGAGGAAAACTTCCTGACTATCAAATTGGCGCGTTGTCGTTGGTTGAGGCCCTTGGCCACAATCCTCCCCGTCCCCGGGATCCCCAAATGGCGCCCGAGCAACCGGCCCCAGAGCCAGTGCTCGAATGGCTTCAGCCTTGAAGCGAGCTCGAGGTTGTACCTAGGCGTCCTTGGAAAGATCAACCTAGGTTTGGGCTTCAACGAGTCCGTGAGCTTCTCGGCTTTCAAGAAGGGTCGGAGGTAGGAATCAGCCCCGGTGACGGGACCATCTACTCGCAACGACTCTTCCGCCTGGAGATACCTGCGCTGCAAAGCACCTGAATAGCTCAGCGCAGTTTGGAGGTTGGTCCATCTAACACCATCGTATCGCCTGACAAAGCGATTCAACCGAGCGAACTCGGCCAAAACGCCCACTCCCAAAGGTTCAAATACGTTGGCTGGCACGGGACCAAGAGTGCGCTTCACAAGGGCGGCACACTCATTGTGCGGGCAAACCGCGAAGACCCCCGGAACCCAAGTCCCAGGACAACTGACAGTCATCGCGGTGCGCATGCGGCGCCTCGAATCGGAGCAAGAGCCCAGATCAACACGTCTGGTGTCCAGGACACCGGTGGATGCTGCAGGAAAAGACCCGCAGCAAACACCTGACACATCGACCGGGCTCGACTAACAAGACTCCGAAAGAGGGGTGGAAGCTCTGATGGCAGACTCAACAAGAGGTCGGGAAGAAACCTCATGCGTGCTGGGCATACAAGCCAACGAAACAGCCGAGCAGGCTGCTAGGTCGGCCACCCAAGGTCGGAGACCTCGAGCCCGGCACCACTCAGAAGCTCTGGACCGAAGTCCGAACACTAAGCTGGAGTTGCGCTCACGGAATAGCGCGTACTGCCTCAGGGAACCGAGTAGAGCTGGAAAGACCAACTCTTGAGACTCCGCAGTCTCCACGATGAAGTAAACTCCATCGCGCTCGTCCCCGTCGCTGATTTTCTCGTGTCCTCCACCAAGAACACTTGCACCGTTCTGCACAGAGGCGAGAACATAGTTGGCAACGTCCGAAAGTCGCCTGGTAGGGAGGTCTGGAACCCACCGCCTACCAAGTACAGCCGAAACGACGCCAACTCTGCCCCCGAACTCCTCCTGCAGTGCACATACCCAACGTGCACGGCGCCTGAGTCGACCTGTGGCTAGTCGACCCGTGACGGATTTCGCCGCCACACCTCTCACATCTTCCCTTACAGCATCGGGAAGATCAAGTATTGAGCTGGGAGGGAGAGACTCCCAGCTAAGGTCGTCCCGCAAGAGCCACCAAGCGAGACGTTCCAGACCTGGCACACGTGAGACCGGCCAGGCCAAGAAGTTAAGGACATGTGCTAGTACCCTCACTAACACAAGACCGAGAGAAAGGAGTAGGGAAGACCGACGTAATGCCCCCTTGAGCACACTACGCCAGGTGAAGATCACCCGCATAACCAACAGAAGAACGACGACCCAGAACAAGCCAAAGACCGTTCCCAACACCCACACCGTCAATGACAACCACGGACCCGAAACCACAGCCAAGCAAAGCAAAAGCCTCCAATAAAGCCCGAAAGCCAACGAAGGCAGAAGCCCCCACAATCCGAAGAAAGCGGGAAACAAAGCTGATAGAACATCGGGCCAATAAGCCACGCGGAAAGGTTCTCTCCAGACAGTCCAAACCCCATGAGCCACGTCGCGGGTGCCGCGAACGACACGCCACAACAGCATCATAGGAAGGGTGAGGACAAAAATCACAAAGCCCGAAGACCCGCGATACGACCAGAAGAGATTGAGCAAAAAGGAGGCTTGTCCGAGGACAACCCACCAGAAGGGAACGAAATAGCTGCCCAGGAAGCCGCCAACTGCGACAAAGGCTGTTTCGAGAGATATTAAAGAGGTCATGTTATGCGTTGTCACCAATTCAATATGTGGAACCCCGCTCGGGGTGGCGAGCTCTACGACTTTGTTTATACTGATGTATCAATGAGCATCTATCAGTCCCCACCTGCCTGTGGGGTGGCCTCTCCACCTAGGTGCACGAGCACACACCAAAACCATGGCAGCCTCCGGTTCAACCCAGATGACACACCTCGCAGGACATCTCGACAGCTGAACCCAACCCCGAAGGGCCCAGTACATCTGCTCGACCGCCATGGCCAGCTTCGAGAGGAAATAAACTACACGTGGCCCCCGCTCATGAGGCC